ACGAGTTAGATAGTATAATAACCAGAGTTGGTGAAAACTGTAAGATCCACTTCTGTGGTGATGCTGCACAAACTGACTTAGTAAAAACAAATGAGAAGAATGGTATACTTGACTTCATGAAAATACTTTCCTCAATGCCTGAGTTTGAATCTATTGAATTTGGTATTGAAGATATAGTTAGATCTGGTTTAGTCAAGAGTTATATTCTTAACAAACTTGCTTTAGGTATTCCTGATTAATTATGTTCAAACATGTAGAATGCGATCTTCCTGCTCTAAGTAGGAAGACTATTGATGGTGTTCGATATTATAATGTAGAAGATAGACCGATGGTTTCTATTACCTCAGTCACTTCTTATTATAATAGGGAGATCTTCAAGAGGTGGAGAGCAAAAGTTGGGGACGAAGAAGCAAATAGGATCACAAAGAGGGCAACCAGTCGTGGTACTGCTACTCATGAATTGATTGAACACTTCCTACTCAATGAGGAGGTTAAGTATGACAAACCTGGTCCTAAAATACTATTTCAACAAGCTAAAAAAGAGTTACAAAACATAAATAACATTTATGCTTTAGAAAAATCATTGTACAGCAATGAACTTGGAGTTGCAGGGACTGTAGATTGCATAGCAGAGTATAAGGGAGAACTTGCAATCATTGACTTCAAGACTGCTGAAAAACCTAAACCTAGGGATTGGATTGAAAACTATTTTGTACAGGCAGCAGCATATGCCTGTATGTTTTATGAACTTACAGATATTCCTGTGAAGAAACTTGTCATTCTTATGACATGTGCTAACGGGGAAGTGCAAGTTTACGAAGAGTATGATAAGATGAGATATATGAAACTATTAGTAACCTACATTGAAAAATTCATCACCGAGAAACTAAATGAAATCCAAAAGTGAAGTCAAAGAAATGATCAAGAAGAACTTCTTGTGTCAAGATAAGTTTTCTAATGAAATAGAAATCTTAGTCAAGGATAATGCTTCTATGAATTATATTGAAGCAATCTGTCACTACTGTGAAGAGAATAACATTGAATTAGAATCAGTCAACAAACTGATATCAAAACCACTGAAAGAAAAATTGAAATGTAATGCAATGACTCTAAATTATTTGAAGAGAACTTCAAAAGCACGCTTTGCAATGTAAATGGCAAAAGTTTACTGTAGATATCCTTTCACACATCTTTACAGTGATTCATATCATATGATGATGCCATGTTGCTATGCTGTAACTGATCATCCTTATAAGTCCAGAGAGAATACCAGTTTCAAATCTACACATTTGAAAGATGGTGCATATGAATTCTTCAAGAGTGAACAAATGAGTCAACTTAGACTCGATATGATGAAACCTGATCCTTTGACACCTTTAGTCAAGGATGTTTGTCGAGATTGTATTGCTGCAGAGGAAGCAGGTATAACATCACCAAGAAAACCATTACCTCAACTTAGATTTGGTAGAGTTTTAGATGTAAAGATGAGGTTATGGGGTAATGCATGTAATCTTGCATGTTTTATGTGCAATATAAAATCATCAAGTAAGAGACAAGAGCAAGCAAAAAAATTAGCAGAGTATAATCCTAAGATAGGTGAGTGGTTAGAGTTGGATCAAGTAGATAAATTTGATCAAGAGGGTATGGTATATGATTTGGCAGTTGATAATCCAGAACTTTTTGATATACAACTTGAGTCTTTCAAGAAGTTATCAAAGAAGATAAAATCATTTCATATTATAGGTGGTGAACCATTTGTAATGCCATCTCATTATAAGTTATTGGATATGCTAATTGAGATTGGTGAATCTAAAAATATAGCATTATTATACACTTCTAATATGACAGTATTGCATTGGCAAGAGAAGAAGATAACAGATTACTTCAAGCATTTCAAACAAGTAGATATAATATGGTCTGTTGAAGCAGTAGGAAAGTACAATGATTACATGAGATTTTATTCTAAGTGGGATCAAATAGAAGAGAATATAAGAATGATTGTTCCTTATTTGAATGAGTTTACAGCAGGGATAACATTGTCATCATTATCAATCTTTCATTTAGATGAGATAGTAGATTACTGTGTTGCTAGAAATATACCATACAAATTTAATATAGTTGTAACACCAAAAGTTTGTAGGATGGAGGTTATTCATCCTAGCATTAGGAAGAAATTAGCAGAGAAATATAAAGGAACAAGACTAGACTTTTTATGTGAGACCTTACTTTCAAAGGTTGATGATTGGGAGGAGCGTTGGAATAATTTCTTGGAATACACTGAAGCGATTGATCATGTTAACAAAACAAACTACAAAGAAGTTTTCCCAGAACTGTGTGATTTGTCTTAAGATAGGCAATTTATATTCACATGAGTACGTAAACAATCTATACAAAGCAATCAGAGAGCAGACTGATGATGATGTTCTTTGCTTCACTGATGATTCTACTGGAATACATCCTGACATATACACATATGATATGCAACCACGAGTAAGTGAAGGGTGGTGGCCAACTTGGAATAAGGTGGAGATATTTGGTAGGGATGAGTTGTTGAGATATAAACGTAAGTTTTACTTTGATTTGGATCTAATTATACAA